CCATTATCCGCACAATCAATTCCGTTTACCTCCCTTACTGCGAGCAGGACGCCGTGAACTCCGTATGCAAGCGCAGGATCCTGGAACTGCCACAGGAATACAATGCCACGTTCTTCAACCTCCCACGCATCCCGGACGGTGAAGAAACCATCAAACACTACGCAGCTTGGCATCCGTTTGACAACAAACCAGGCTATAAACAATACGATGCACTGTCCTGGTCGGATGTCCTCCGGAAGAAACGGCAGGTGAAGCACACATGAAAAAAGTCGTCGTCTACATGGGGGATCGGCGCATCTACGGTCAGATGGTTACCGCAGCAAAGTCTCTGCTCTATCACACGATGATCGACACGGTATATTTCCTCATCGACACGCCATCATTCCCGTATCATATCCCGGATACTGTCATCACTATGAACGTCCACAACCAGCAAATCTTTTCTGTTCCAGGTCCGAACTACCATCCGCATTACGGGTACATGACCTGGATGCGCGCGGCGCTCTCTAAGATCCTGCCACATGAGGACGTCGTGCTCCTGCTGGATCCGGATACACTCGTCGTGGACGACATCTCAGACCTATGGGAATACGATCTCTCTCAGTACTACCTCGCGGCTGTAGAAGAAACACGCTGCGGTTGCGGACCGTCTGTGCACAGTAAGCAACCATACTTCAACGCCGGCGTGATGCTACTCAACCTGGAGCGGATCCGGGCGGATAAAATCGACGACACGATGATTCAGACGATTAATACCACACACTACAAACACCTGGAGCAGGACGTGATCAATTTCGTCTGTGATCGGCACATCCTGTCCCTGCCATCGGCCTATAACACATCATTCGTTACGGATCTCACCACTCATCCACGGATCCGACATTTCCTGAGCACTGCGAAAAAGGATTGGCCGGAATTCGCGGCGCCGTACGAGCGGACGACCTGGAACGAAATCATGCAGAAGGAGTGATATTATGCCATCGAAAAAAAAGTCATCTGATACGATTCCTGGAACGGATATTACAACAAAGCAGGTGACAGAACTGTCACAAAAAAGAAAACGCGGTTTTGACGTCCTTAAAGATTTTGGAGCGGACCCGGGCGAAAACTCGCGCTTTATTCGTTTCGCTATGGTCGCTTGGAACCTGCCGCCAATTGATATATCGGATCCTGTTCAGGTTGAACAAAGAATAGGCGAATACTTCCAGCATTGTGCTGAAAACGACAGGCGGCCTCAGGTTGTTGGCATGTGTAATTGGCTTGGTATAAGCAGACAGACACTGAATGAGTGGAAAAACGGTGAAGTGCGTACTGCAACACATGGTGACATCATAAAAAAAGCCATGAGTTTTTTGGAAGAAATGTGGGCCGATGCGATGCTGACAAACAAACTGAATCCTGGATCAGGCTGTTTCATCGCAAAGAATTGGTTTAACTACTCAGATACACAGCAAATCGTCGTGACGCCGAACAATCCGTACCAGGCGGCCAGCGATGATGAATTAAAGGGTAAATACCTGGAAGATATCCCGGAAGAGCAGTAAACCAGGCGGGCGCGGAGCGGATCCGTGCCTGTTTTTTTATTTTCAAAAGAGAATATATATATTATTTTGTACGGATATATAATATATATAAGACAATTGACCTTAACGACGTGACGGGTTGCTCCTGGTATAAATTCAATCTATAGCTGACAACTATTCGTAAAACTACTGTTTAGCGAATAGTTAACACGCTACGTGTTGTATGTCATCGACAGGCGAGGCACAAGATATTCGATTTTGCATAAACGACCGTATAAAACACGCGAATAATGCATAATATACAGGGCCTCAGGTGCATGAAACAGGCGAATATGCACGGATCCGGACGCATAAAAAATGCTCCAGCCGGATGGCCGGAGCGGTGCTGATCGGAGCGGCGGATCATTCTTCCATGATCGCCGGATCCTGGATGCCTGCATTCCACAGGTCCATGAAATCCTGTGCGGACATGAGCGGGATTTCCTCGTGAAGGTCCAGCCGGTTGATGAAGATCTGAGCGGTCGCCAGGTCGATCGGTTCCAGGTCCGGGTAGCGCTCGTCGTGCTGAATGCAGTAGGTGATAAACTCAGATTTCGTCATGGTTTTGTTCCTCCGTATTGTTTTAATTTATTATAGGCCTGATCGGCCCGGGACGCAAGGGATCCGACGGATATGCCGCCGCCGGCCGGCTGGTCGGTCAGATGGGCTGGTGTGTCAGGTCGTTGACTGCACCAGGCAGCATGAACCGGAGCGTATTTTTTGCCGCCTCCCAGGTCGGCGCATAGCTGATGTGGATGCAGTGGCCTTCCGGATTGCGGACGGTTATGCGCGTGCTGTGACCGTTCGTCATCAGACACAGGTCACCACGGAATCCCAGGTGATCGGTATAGAATGCTCTCATGTTTTCACCTCCCTTCAGCAGGCCCGCTGGTAACCAGCGGAGCGGGTCCAGTAGTTGATCATGCCATTGATTTCGTCGTCGGAGTACATATAGAGTTCGTACCGGTCCAGGTCGGCGCCGTCGCGGAGGTACCCACAGCCCTTACCGGCCTTGCGCGGGTCAGGAAGGGTCTCACAGCCCGGCGCAGCGATCAGGTATCGGGATTGTGCCGCGTTTGCCGTACGCAGGCCCAAAACGGCCGGAAAATTGCATTTAAGGACCGTCGGGATTGTTTGCGCCATGATGTTCTGACTGCACGCGATCACGTGGACGTGCGCGGCACGGCCTATTTGAGCCAGGCGCTGTAGCGGAGGCAGGGCCGCGTTCTTTTGCGAGACCATCAGGTCCGCGAGTTCGTCGACGATCACGTAGAGATCCGGACCGGAAAACTCCCGGACGCCCTGGCACTGCATCACCGTGAAACGACGCTCAGTTTCTTTTACCGCGTCCTGTAGTGCCGCGATCATATCCGACGGTTCGGAGGCGTAGCGGATCGTGTGCGGCAGGCGGGAGTACTGAATGAGTTCAACCTTTTTCGGATCGATCAGGATAAAATTGCACTCAGTCGGTGCCCTGGACGCCAGCAGTGCATAGATAATGCCGTTGACGGTGACGGATTTACCAGACCCGGTGGATCCTGCAATGAGCAGGTGCGGACGGTCGGCCAGGTGGGTATACAGGCGGTATACGCGGCCGCCAGGCGTAGACGGAGCGAGATTATTCATTGCTGTTACCTCCGTTTCAATGATCAGGAGCAGGGGAGCGGCGCGGCGGATCCGGTACCGGGGACGACGCGATACAGCCCGATGCCGGCGGAGCAGCAGGCAATGATATCCGGATTCAGGACGAGCCGGCCGTTATTGAACTCCCACGTGCAGCACCAGGAGCGGCCGCGATAGTCCGTATAATAGATATCACCGTTGACGACGCGGAGCGGAGCGGTTACAAGTTCCGCAAAAGCGCTTGTCCGCTGCTTATTTATGCACATAATGCGATACAGTTTCATTGTTTACACCTCCATTAATAGTCCAGGCGGAGCGAAAAAGGGACGGGACGAGCGGCCGCCGGAGCGGCGGAGCGGACCTGAAACGGAGCGGAGCGGGAACAGGTCCGGTATACCAGGACGGTGCCGGAGCGGACCGGGATCCGGAACGCCAGGAAACCGGCGCTGGTATCATAGGAAAAGCGGATTTTGTGCCGGCGGAGCGACAATTCCAGGTCCTTTTCGGTCATTACGTCGTCGATCACGGAGCGGATCCGGTCAGCAGTCAATAACAGTTTCATTCTTTCATGCCTCCATTGAATTTGTTGTATAGCGTTTCCGCCATTGCGTGCATTATCGCGGAGCGATATTCTGTATCGCTGGATCCTTTCATGACGCGGAGCGCTGCAGCGCCAACACATAACGCGCGACGCGCGTCCTGATCGAATACGGACAAAATAGCGTTGATCGTTTCCGGTTCGCTGTTTAACCTTGCGGTGTACAGTTCCGATGTTAACCAGAGAAACATTTCTTTCGGCTGCATAAGCTGTAATTCTTCCGGCGTCGGTGTATAGTAAAGGTACATTTTTTTCCTCCCGTTGCTTTATATATGCCGGGCCGGAGCGGATCCGGCCCGGATCCTGATCAGTTACGCGCTTTTCTTTTCAACGTCGGCCGTCCGGACCGCGTCGACGGTTTTTGACGTCGACGTTTTGCCGTATGTTTCTTTAATATCGGGGAAGTCTTTATACAGGGCCGTCGTGTCCAGGCGCGTTGACGTCGACGTTTTGATAATGACCGTATACATGTCCGTCGTAAAATTGTCCGCGTCGCCTGCATGCTGCAGGATAAAATCCTTTGCATCGCTCGCGCGCTTTTTCGCGTCGCTTTCATCATGTTTTGCCTGCAGGTAAATTTCGATTGCCTTGTTTATATCCATTGCTTTTTCCTCCCGTTTTTTTTGTCTTGTTTGTTGTTTTGCTGATCCTGATCCTGATCCTGGTCCTGCAGGATGATCAGGCGGCTGATCCTGGTCCTGATCCTGATCCTGGTCCTGCAGGATGATCAGGCGGCTGATCCTGGTCCTGATCCTGATCCTGCCTGCAGGATGATCAGCCCGCTGATCCTGGTCCTGATCCTGATCCTGCCTGAATTATTTTTTCAATTCATTAATAAACAATTCAGTGTTACGGAAATAGCAATTTTCTTTTTTGCGTATACAATTCATGCATTTTCTTCCGCCGCAATTAATTACAATATTGTGTTTTGTTGCGTATGCTTTTGTGTATACGGTAAAGATATGATCAATTTCCGGATATTTTGTGAGCATTGTTTCCGGATATGCTTTATTGATAAAAGGCGAGCTTAGAACAAAAGTCGTATTGTTGGGTTTCCCTTCCATTTCAAAAGCTTTATGCCAAATATCAATATTTTTTGTCCATATTGCGCAACGCTTGCGGGGAAAAGCTTTTATAATTCGAATATAATTGCGCGCTTGCGTTATGTTTTGTACGTCCCCAAAACTTTCAATTCTTAAGTAAGGGAAGATAATGACAAGCTTTTTAAATGCTTTTACAGGTATTAAAACATTGCGTAAAATGATACCATTTACAATATTGTGTTCTTTTAAACCTGTTTGCCTGCATTGCTGATTGAAAGCATAACATTTTGCGCATATGCAATTTTTTATTTTGCGCCACAATGCGCAACGCGCATTATCATGAACACTTGACGATACGGAACAAATACCTTCCAATTTCCGCGCGTTATGGTTAACAATCCAAATACAGGAAACAAGTTTTTCAAATTGTCCCATTGTGAGAACGTCAAGCGCAATGGACAAAATGGAAATAGCAAGCGTAAACAATGCGGCCGTGCTTTTACAAAAGAATTTATATAATCCTTTTGTTTCCTGCAGGTTTACAACTTGTTCAATAATAGGGATCCTTTTTTGTTCTAACATTGTTTCATTTCCTCCCGTTTATAATGTCAATCAAAAATATATTTGATTGCATAAGTATTAAATCAAAAATAATATTGATTGTCAATCCTTTTTTGCATATTTTGTCAAAAATATTTTTGTTTCATTATATAGGCCTGCAGGATGATCAGCCCGCTGATCCTGGTCCTGATCCTGATCCTGGTCCTGCAGGATGATCAGGCGGCTGATCCTGGTCCTGATCCTGATCCTGCCTGCAGGATGATCAGGCGGCTGATCCTGGTCCTGATCCTGATCCTGGTCCTGCAGGATGATTATCCCGCTGATCCTGGTCCTGATCCTGATCCTGCCTGCAGGATGATCAGCCCGCAAGGCCTGCGGCGGATATCCCCTAGGGGATATCCGCCGCAGGCACCCAGGACGCCGTGACCCCCACTTCTCCCCCGTCGCACAAAAAAGCCTGTTTTCAAAAATACTATTGACAAAAATAAAATTGACTGCTATAATTAACCCGAACAGACACGAGGAGGCAAGCACATGACCGGGAAGGACATCATCAAGAAGTTGATGGAAGAAGAGAACGTGACGAACGTGGTGTTAGCGGAGCGGATCGGCGTGACCCAGGCCACCATGTGGGCAAGACTGAACAACACGAATGCGAAGGATCTGCCACTAGCGGTATTCGGCGAAATGCTGAGTGCGCTGGGATACGAAATGGTTGTCCGGAGAAAGGACGACGACGGCGGAGATCGGAACGCGCAGGTTGTGGTACTCGATGAGGCGACGAAACCGGAAGGCAGGGGACGCCCGAAGACAGCGGATCGGATGAAGGAAGAGGCGCCCCGGGTCGAGAAGAAACGGAAAGTGTCGAAAAAGTGATTCTGAAAAAATCCCGGAAAAGGAAAAAAGGCCCTGATGGGAGGTGAGCGGTTGTGATTACCGGACTGATAGCGGTGCTGATCCTGGTGGTGGTGTTGCCGGCGTCGGCAAGCAACGGCGAGTGGGGAACGTTCTGGATCTTCATTGGTGTGGCGGCGTTTGTACTGGTGCTGGGCAGTGCGTTCCGGACGACGAACCGAGCGTACGGGAAC